ATTTCGATTCGGCTTGCGTCTTGCGGGCGTGGCATGAGGCGCACAACGCTTGCAGGTTTGATCTGACGAGACGCAGGTCGGGAGCCTGTGAGATGGGGATGATGTGATCGACGAGCGTGGCAGCAGTAACCCTGCCATCACGCAGGCAATGTCGGCACAGCGGCTCCTCCATCCGCACCATCTTCGACATGCGATGCCAAGTCGCGTCATACCCGCGCTTGTGTGATCCTTCTCTGTGATCAGGCAGTCGCAACTTGTAAGACTTGCTTACAGGTTGCCCCAAGCGCGGCGGTCTATTCGGCATGGCGATAGCCCGACTTAGTCAGCACTCGGGCTATGTCCGTTGCGGTCGAGCGCACCGCCGCCTCGTCGAGCAGCGGCAGCGCGGCATGCAGCGTCTCGTGGATGATGGTGTCGAGGCGTTGCGCTGGTGTCATCGATGCACGGATGCAGATGGTGGGCCGTCTGCCCGGTGGATGGTCGCAGGTTCCCCACGCCGTGCGACTGATCTCGCTGCTCTTGACGAACTTCACGCGCCACATGATGCCGCCGATCTTGCAGGTGAAGTCTGCCATTAGTCTGCCCTCGTGAACTCGACAGACAGACCGCCGCCTTCGTAATCACCGTCCCACTTGAGCCGCATCCACACAGCGCCCAATATCTTTGGCGGCTTGCCTGTCTCAATGTGCCAGCCTCCGTAGCCAGTGCCGTACTCGTCCTTGTATGTGCCGCACTTCACATGATGCACAGGCACGATGCGCGTGCGATAAATGCCGTTCATCGTTGTGAGCCGCTGCGATGCCAGCGTGAGCAGCCAAGAATCATGCGTGTGACCGCTGACCATGATGTCGGCATCGCTGATAAAACTTGCGATGCGGCGAGTGGCAAGAGTGCCGTGCGACATGATGCCACCCGCGCCGAGTCCGTGCGTGTAGTGCATCTTGAGGCTGAAGTGCGAGCCACCTGAGTACAGCCCGATGATGATCCAACCTGTATAACCGCCGTTAAACACAGGCACTTTGCCGCCCGCGCTGAGTCGTGCTGTTAACGCTTCCGTGAGGTCATGTGAATGGCGTTTGATTATGGCCGTCTCATGGTTGCCTCTTGAAATCAGCCCAAATGATTCGCTGTACGGCTGATAGAACTCTGCTGCTGTCTTAACCAGTCGATCAAGGTAGTGACCTTCCGTATGCTCGGGTCGTAATGCTGATGTGTCGGAGCGCGGATCCCACTTGCCCTGCATTGCGCAGAACAGATCTCCAAAGTCCAGCACGATGCCGTTGCGCTTTTTGCATTCCTTTAGATGCTTCAACTCAAGGTCTTGATCCGTGTGAGCATTATCGTGATGGCGGTCGCTGCTCAACAGAAACCACTGCGAGACATTCATGCGAGTGTCGTTGTTCTCGATGATGATGCGATGAATATTCTTTTCGTGTTGCACAACAGACCAGCGTGAGCCTGGAGTCGAGCCTTCACGCCAATGATCTTTGTCGAGCCGTTCCTTGTATTGGGTCGGTCTCTTCTTGGTTGCCATTACTTCTCCCCGATTAGGTTCAGCAACTCCCTTGCAAACTGCGGAGCGGCGCTCACGCGCATCATCACAATCCACTCGCTGTCACCGTCTTGTCTGAATACAACGACTGGCGTTTGTCCCGGCGCTGCGTCCATCTCTGCCTGCTCGACCCAATCGGTCACGGCGACACGGCAGTATCGCTTGCACTCGACATGCAGATTGCCAGTGCCCTTGAGATCAGCATCGCCAGCGTCGCCGCAGAACTGCACCGAGCGCCGTGCCTCCGTGCAGTTCCAATGTTTCGCCAACTCAGCGGCGCACTCGCGCTCGCCGACTTTTCCTTTGGTTCGTGAGTGGCTTCCCATGACTACATTTTGCCCTTTATATTTTCGCTCGCAATAGGGCTATGCATATCAGCATGGATATGCATATTAAGATTCGCTGAAATAGGTCTTGTCTCCGTCCCACCTGTATCGCCCGATGTAGACCCACTTGTTGTCAGGCATGCGACTGTAAAGCGCCTCCGAGTATTTGCCCTTGAGATGCAGAGGTACGATTTTATCGAGACAGCACCCAGCAACGACCCCGAGGCGTATGAAATTATCCGAGCGATCGGGACTGATGGTGTCCCCGCAACACGGCCCGCCAATAAGCGTGAAGTCCTCGTCGGGTTCATTTGGATCGCTTTCCACCGTCGCATTTTCTCATCGAATCGCCCGCTCGCAATAGCGGCATGATCGGGTAATGCTTCAGCAGTCGATGCGACTCCGTGCGGATAAATTTGATCTCGCCTGGCTTGCAGTGCAACAGGAAGAAAAGGAAGTCCCGCGTCTGTGCGATCGTACGCTGCTCTTCGTCTCGTGTTGTCATTGCACCCACTTGCTCTTCGGATCTTGGTTATGGCTGATCCGTGGCCTTAGCCCGAGCTCCAGCTCGCGGATGTGATCCCGCTCCGCCTCGCACTGCTTCAACCTCTGCTCCACCGACTCGAACTCCTTCAGCCTCACCTCCCAAGCCAAGATCCAAACCACCACCTCCCGTAGCCGCTGTGCATCTCGCTCCGACCCGAGCGCGGCGACTCGGACGGAGATTCTTAGGATGGTGTCGGCGTAGGTCATGAGACTAGGACTTTCGGAAGTTCCTCTTCTCTCTTTCTTTCTTCCTCCGCTCTCTCTTTAAGAGCGGGGGAAGAAGGAAGAAGAGGAACATGCCCTTCTTCCTCCCTCTGTTTTGGAGGAGGAAGAAGAGAGACGGATGAACCGTATTTCAGTTGATTTCCTGTCTTGCCGTTGCTCACAATCAGACCTTCCTCGACTGCCTCGTCGTTGATTTCTGCGAATGTGGTCTTGGAGACTGGGATCTTCTTCTTGACCCGATTGTGGATCTTGGTCAACGACTCGAAGATGCCTTGGAACATGTAATTGTGAGCCAAGTCTTCAGCCGTCAATTTAGGACCAGAGTTCCTATTCTTCAACTTCGGCTCCTTGCTTGGGTCATAATGGAACAGAGGAAAGTCAAAGCGCAGCACCTTCGGCTTGATGGGTTGCCATGACCGCACGGCCGCGTCAAGAACAAAGTGCTTGTCCTCTTCATGCTGACGCAGGACAAGATGGGTGTCCGCTGCCCGGCTGATGCTGCCTGCGCCCGCTCCGACATCCGTCACGCCCTTCTCAGATTGGTTGCCCTTGCTGGCATGGTGGATGAGAACGAAGCAGCAGTCGAGTTTCTGCGCCCATCCGTCGACCATGTTGTACACGCCCGCCATTGCGCCGTTGTCATTCTCATTGATGCCAGCGCAGATGAATCTGTAGAAGGCATCAAGAATTACCATGTCGTACTTGTTCTTCTCAATGGTGTCGAACAGCAACGGCCCGATCTTGTTGAAGTCGATCAGGTTGCCGCGCAAGTTCAGCGTGAACAGGTTGGCGAGTTCGCTTGTGTCAATCCCCATAGCAGTGCAGAGCGCGGGTAGTCGGTTGGCTGTGGTCTCGCTGTGTAGTTCATTGTCGATTAGTAGAACTCTGCTTTCAACGGTGTCATAGTCCATCCACTTGCGACCTAGTGAGGCATTAATGGCTAGATTTGAAACAAGCCAACTCTTGCCAGTCTTTGGCGGTGCAATGATGTTCATGGTTTCACCCGAACGAAGCAGACCTCTGATAATCGGTCGCCTCATTTCTTTGTGAGCATGGATCAGATCTACTGCTCGGCTAATTACCAAAGCAGAATCTGGAACTGCGGGAAGCACGCTCTCAGCATCTCCAACGCACGGCAATCTCGGCTGCTTGAATGCGTTTGCAATCTGCCTCGATAGGTCTTTAAAATCAAACTCAGACAGCCCGAGCGTCTGCGCCCGCTCCTCGATCACCTTTACTGCATCGCCCTCATCCCACGATCGAGCGGCAAGATCACATGCCACCGTGAAGACAGTCTGACGACGACCCGCAGGCATCACATATCCCTCGTTCAAGAATCGGTGCGATAGGTTGCTCATTGACTTCAGCACTGGCGGCACGACAACACTCACTCGCTCCGACTCTCCATCCGTCGGGTCAGGAAAATCTGCAAGCGAGTAGGTGTTGTCCGTGTCGACTGCGGCCACATAGCAAAGAGGTCGGTGGTCGTACTTCGTATTCACAAAGCCCGGCAAGCGCATCAGGCGCGGAGCGTCGTGAATGCACTTGTCAGAGCCGAGCCGAGCCGCGAGTGCCTTCTGATGCGCACAGTGAATATCCATGTCGAGGCACGGCTCCGACAGCCGCCACCACGCATGCACGCCGCCTCCAGTGGCAACAATCGCGGTCGGCTCAGGTATCAGTGACTCCTCTATTTTCATCTTGGCTTGCTCGATGGTCGTGCCACCGTCAAAGTCTGCGTACAAGCACCTGGCCATGTTCACATCTTTGGCAGTGCCGCCCTTCTTGTTCGCCCTCGGGTTGGCTCCGAAGTACATGTCGGTCGCGCTGCCTCCAAGTTTCGTCAGGTCGGCAATGATGTCGGGCGCGTCCTTGAGGTTCGTCCACTTCTGCACGCGCATCGCGCCGAGAGTGCGTATCTCGATGATGTCGTCCTCGGCAAAGATGTAGGGCAACAAGCGGTAGGCGTGGCTGATGACTTCAGTTTCCATAGTTCACTCCCCACGAGTAGAGGATCCACCACATCCCGATCAGCCCAATAGACAGCCCGAGATAAAACGACTCGACGCTGTCGTGCATTCGTTTGAGTTTCATGCGGCCTCGAATTCAGAAATATCACGAATAAATTGTTGCTGGATGTATGACCACCCATTTTCATTTTGGGCTAGATGTATTACATCCGAAGTATTAACCCATCCTTTTATAATAAAATTAGGTATTTCACCGCCAACAAATACCATTCGACAATTAGGCTTGTCTCTTTTTTTAATGGCATACCCATCATTAGCCCATCTAACTTCTATATCAATTCCTACATCTGGTCTAGTCGAGAAGGGATTGTCAACAACACCCGACCAATATTGACCAAAGAATTTTGCAACAGCACACTCGGCAAATGCTCCATAAATATGCTGTTTAAAGCCGTCCCTATTATTGTTTTGCGGTGGAGATTTATCAAGATTATTTCCACCCAATATGTTGTTTAACTCTCTACGAGATCCAACAACAATAACTAAATTGCATTCTTCTTTAGTTAATATAATTTCATTCATCTCGCATCCTTGCGTTAGTTAAAGCGAGCGACGGAACCCGTGGAGGATTTCCGCCGCCCGCCGTCCGGGGGTTCAGTTCAAAACGGAATATCCATGTCGTCGACTGGCACTGGGTCAGCATGCTTCGTTGTGGCCGCAGGATGCGCAGGCAAGTAATGGTCAACGATATTTGAAACCTTGCCAAGCTTGCTTGTGTACTGACTTATCTTTGCCTTGATCTCGACATCGACCAGGCTCTGCTCGTTCAGCGACCCGCCCCTTTTGACCGCGGGCAGGTTGCATGCGAGCACCACCGTGTTGATATCCCAAGGTTTGTCCACTCCGATCGTCGCAAAGATGCGTTTGTTGTTGCCTTGGAACTCCGTGTCAAGCCACAACTTTAGAGACATCCCATCCTTGTTAAACTCGTTCACCTTGTACTTGTCTGCGGCGAACTCTGCCTTGGTGATCGTGAATGTGTAGACACCATTCGGCAGAATGATCTCCTCGAACTTGCGGTCGGTCTTCAAATCTTGCGGTGCATCCCATATCAGTTTCATTTCTTACTCGCTTTCTTTTCTGACAATTTGCTGTGACCAGTCGCCACCTTGGCGACGAGTCGATCCCGAACATCCTCACGAGATGTGCTTCCCTTTTCCGCTGCGGCTTGCGCCGACGCGGCTGAAATTTTGTGACCCAATTCCTTGGCGATCTCGCTGACTTGCCCGGCTAGACCTGCGATCTGCTCCTCAAGAACAGACTGCTTCAGCATTGCCATCACGCTGCTCGACCCGCTGCTCGGGGTTGTTGCCTCGGGCAATGCAAATCCGTGCTCGTTTCTTCTTGGCGTTGCAGGCAAAGCCACGGCCTCGATCGGCATCTCCTCCGCAGGTGTGCTTTCGATCTTGAGCAAGTGCGGGATGATTGCGCAGCCGTGTCGGTAGGCACGACCAGTCGCTCGAGTGATAGCCATCGACCGCACGCTGAACGCCGAGCGTCCCCACGGCGCACGCTCCGCGCTCGACGCAATCGCAGAGCCACGGCTGACGGTCTCGCCTGTGTCGATGCGCACGATGGCGACGACAGCCATGTACTCCGTCGAGCCGTCCTCTGTTACCTGCTTTACTACCTCTACTTCGGTGCTTGTAACATTGAATGCCCATCCCACCGCTTGCCACCACGCCACGGTCGGATACTGCCGACCTTGAATGTTGACGATGAGATGCCCGACGGTCGACGCAATCTCCTTGGCGATTGCCTTTGCCCGCTGCATCTGCGCCAATGGTGTCGGCTGATCTGTTGACATGATTTCGTTTGTCATCTCTGCTCCTGTAATTTCTTTAATGCCCACGCTGGCAACCCAATGTCGACGACATCGTCCTGCGGCCATCCCGGATACTTGTTCTCGACAACACACTTCCACCACAGTTTCTGCAACTCGGGCAAACGCTCGCTGTAGCAGTCCATGACCTCGTCGCTCATTCTGTAGACCGCAGTTCCAAACGGAGCCACGGACTCAACGACTAAAAACACAAATGAGAAATCGTCGGGCAACATGCGACCTGACGATTCCATTGCGGATCGCAACACGGCCCGATACCAAGCCGCTTGCATGCCGTATCCAAAGTTGGCAATCGACTTCTCAAAATCACAAGCAAGGTCGCGTGTGGTCTTTAAGTCACAGACCATGCCGTGACCGTTCCACGCATCAAGCCGGGCCTTGGCGGGAAAGCCGCCGATCTCGCCAAACACGCTGACCTCACGCTTCTTGCATGCGCTAAGGCAATGCTTGATGCGCCAATCACGATTGCACGCGGCGATCATGCCGTCAACTTGTTGCGCCTGATCTGGCGTGATGATGCATCGCCCCTCGTTTAATGCGGCGAAGGTGGCGTACTCCTCCTTACCTAGTTTTGTGCGCTTGTCTACATCGGGACTCACAACCGCCTGCGCTAAATCATTCTCAGGCTCAAGAATCCCCGCATGCGTAGCAGAACCGACTGCAAGCGCAGGTGATGACATCGGAGTTTCCATCATCTCCTTTGCGTGCATCGGTGTGCTGCTTTGCAACTTGCGAGCAAGTGACGACCCGACCGCGTCATCGCTGTGATACGCAAGCGCAGGCAAATTCTCGACGATGCAATTTCGTAGACGCAGACTCATGCGACACCTCGCATTTGTCGCCACGCTAAAACAGCACGCTGCATCAACGACGACTTCTGCACTTCGCTCACGAGGTCACGCTCAAGGATCTCGCGCACCATGTCGCCCTGCCCGAGCGAGACCAGTGGGATCTCCTTCGGTAGGTCGCCCTGCAAGATCTTCTCGCAGGCTGTCATCACTGACTGAGGATCTGCCTCTGCGACTGGATCAAGTAGACGGATCACATCGCCGAGTCGGCTTGCGATCACTAACTGAATCGCCATCGCGCCGTGTCGGAGTTGCTTCGCCTCGAACGGCTTTGTCGGTTCGATCCTCGCGGCCAATCCTCGAAGCCGATCCATTGCCAATATCACATCCTCTGCCCTGTCTCCCCATGTTGCGTCCTTGCTCATTCTGCATCCTTATCTGACTGACCAATTGGTCAATCGAGTGGATCAGACGGTCAATCGGGCTGTCGTTACAAATCCCGCCAACCCGATTTGCGTCTGATTGCAGCGAGTGAGAGTGCCCACGAGGGCTCAAGTGTTCAAGCCCGAGGCCCCCGCGAGCACACTCATTCGCTGCATTTGTAGTAGTTGAGGGCTTGAACACATGTGCAGAAGAACATGGCTGATCCTGCTTGTCAAGGGCTGTAGATGATAAATCTTTCCCGAATTGTGAAATTTTTTCTATGCCTGCTTTGAGGGTCGAATCCTTGTGACGCAAGTAGCGATGGGTTTGATCCACGCTTTTGTGCCTGACCAACTTCTGAATCAGGTCAGCCGGCACGCCTAATTCAAATGCGCTGGTGATGAACCCGACGCGCATGCGATGCCACTTGCCACGCCCTTCAATGCCGCAACTTTTCATGTCCCGATCAAGTCCCTTCTGCGTCGGGTAATCCTCGAACACCATTTCGCCTTGGCTGATTTGCCGCCACGCTCGCAGCGTTGTCACGACGCTCGCGGATATAGGCAGTGTGTCTCTTCGTCGACTCTTATCTTTTGTGACCTTGATTTCTGCACGCTCTAAATCGATGTCATCCCACCGTTGACATCGCCATTCACCCCAACGCATGCCAGTGCCGTTGAGCAGTCGGTACAGCACGGCTCGAGCGTTGGCGTTGTTGCGGATACGGCCATCAGGATGACGCGACGCACGCTCGGCGGCGACGATCAACCTATTGACCTCGTCTTGTGTGAGTGCGTCTGCGCCAACGCCAGCGCGTCCACGCGGAGCGGGTATCGACACCCACGGATTGATTTTGAGTCTGCCTTGCACGACGAGCCAACCCGCAAACTGCCTGCATAAACTCATGCGATTGCGCACGGTCTGCGGCGAGAGTTTGCGACTCATGCTCATCGCACTCAACCATGCGACGCATGATGCGGGTGTAAGTTTGTCGCCTGCGTGTTCAACCCAACGCCGCGCCCATCGCCCGGCGTTCTTGGAATGATGTATGTCATAGCCTTGTTGATCAACAAGCCATACTTCCCACGCAAGTACCTCGTCAGTCAGCGTTAACATTCGGGTTGGATTGTAGGCAGTAAAACCACAAAGACAAAATAAGCGCCAAAAAGTTTCAAGCATATTCCGACATTCGGTCTTAATTTGCTCCGACTTTAGCCGCCCGATAATTTATGGATGATCGATTTCGCCACGCCCGCCACCGCGTCCACCGCGCTGGCGACGCTTGCGCCAGTGCCTTCGACCTTACCCCACTTTGCGAGCGGGCATTCAACGCCCGCCAGTGTCACCTTCACGGTGAGCATTGCACGCGGGTTGTTTCCGCAGCCGCACTTGGTGCACCACCCAACGCCGCCTGCGTCGGTCTGTTCCTTATAAGTTACAGCCCGATGCTTGCACGCCATGCAGATCGCAAGTCGCGCCGCCGCGTCTGCTTCGCTAGCAGGGCCTTGCGTGGCGTGTGTTAGTTCGGCGCGGGCGTAATCTTTTGCTAGTTGAATCTGTGTCCGTGCTTGCGTTTCACTTTGTATCAGTGCTTGCGGGACTCCGTCTATCACTCGGTGCTTGCAATATTTTCTACACACTCCCAATGTAGGCTTTTCCCAATGTTTAGCGGCACAACATCCACCGCCCTGCACTCCGCATTCTAGCCAATGGTCGCAAATTTTCATGATACTTCAAACCTAGTTACTACCCAAGGAATTGAATGCCCGCCTGTTGATGTAGCAGTTCCACAACAAGGTGTATATGTATTTGTAGATAAACTTCCACTACCAGAAGTAAAACTGTACCCATCAAAAATATCATTATAATGATATGTGGGATTGTTTAACGGGTAAGAAGCAATTAGTGGCGACCAACATGAATATTGCGGAGTAGTTGTACCAAAAGTAAAAGACATATAATACGAGTAGGGTACGCTAGCCCACGCAAGTGCTCCGCATTGATTAGGTAGCGCGTAGTTGGTTCCATCCCCTTTTAACAAAAAAACGGGTATGCAATAATCTGTAGAAACCGCAGGATAACTCCAATCAAAACAAGATGCACCACCAAAATCATCCGCTACATATGCGATATGTTGATAAAAAAGCCTTGTATCAGTTGCAATACTTGCTGTTCCATTTGAATAAAAACTATTTTCTTCGCATATACCCGCAACCATTTTTATATTAAATCCCCCACTCCACCCGCAGCCAACATCGGGGTACACACATTGACACGGATCAGTTTCAGGATCAGGTGGATAATTATTATTAATGACAATACATGTGATAATGGCTTTGTATGGTGTTGAAGCATTACTTGGATTTCTACGATCCTGACACCCTGGTGGACAAATTACATCGCCACATCCCACTGCTCCAATACCATCTTCACCTAAATACACTTCTCCAGTAATAGTATTTGGCCACGCGCTACACGCATCTACATCTCCACAATACATTCTATATTGGCATTGGGGAGTTTGTGTCATCGGCGGGTATTCAGAATTACAAATTTCATTAAATTTTTTCATCACAAAAGAAAATGTGTACGGAGTTCCATCCCAAGTTAAATCAATTTCCACAGTTACAAAGCCAGGCAGTGAATTTATGTAAGTTGGTGATGTTGAATAATCACAAGAATTTGTTTCAGGCTCAACCGCTGAACATGTTGCGTTGCATTGATTACAACAACATCCCGCCGCGTGCATCAAACTCATTTCGTCGACCTCCCCCACGCCGCCGCAAACAGTGGATCACTCGCCCGCTTCGCCGCCACAAATTCACGCGCCGTAGTCGGGTCATCACTGAGCATCTTGCCCGCGAGATCTGCCTCGTTCTGCACTCGGCGCGGAATCCAACCGATAGCAAGTCGGATGAGCGTTCCTAGTCCTGTCTGCCACAGCGCCACCACCAGCGCCACCGCAACAACGGCTACTAAACCCCATTGAATCAGTGTCATCCAAAATGGCACGATGTCTTTAACTCCCGCCACGGCCGTTGATATCTGCGAAACCTCATGCAGGATCACCGCAGTGTCGCCTTTTATGACAACAGCCGCAGCCACAATCTCGGGCTGAGTCGAGTTTGCCGCAATGAACCCTGCACGCTCAGAGATTGAGTGTGCTGCGCTTGCGGCGACGCTGGCGCTGCTGGCGATCTCCTTGGTCGCAGAACAGCCCGCTGTGAGGGCGGCAAGAACTATCGCTTGTCGAACCATTTGGCTTTTGCCTCGTTAAATCCGAAAAACGAGCCCGCAACCCAACCAACCAAAAGTAGCAAGCAGCCAAAGAAGCCAGTACCGATAGCGTTACGAAGAAATTCCATGTGTCCTCCATTATTTAAGATTCATTTTATCGATCTTTAACGCCAACGCGGCGATTGTTTCCGTGTGTTTCTCGTCGATGGCTTGGCCGCGCACGACCGCCTTTTGCAGTTCGAGCGCAACGATGCGCAGTTCCTGCGTGTCGCTTGCGATGCGTGTGAGCGTTGCGTCTCGGCGACCTAGGTCGACGGCGTACAGCCCGAGCGCAATCAGGATGCCGACAAGTTGCCCAACAAGCACTGTCGTCTGCAATGGTGTCAGAGATGGCTTCTTTGCGGGAGCCATTATGCGCAGGTTCCGTCGATGGCGTTGGCGACACTAAACACATAGATCTGATTTCCAGTCGAGCCAGCGGTTCCAAACATCAGCACATAAGTGCCAGTCGCAATCGGCTGCAATGTGTAGCCCGCGGGGATGTTGGAGTGCGTGATGCCGGGGCCGTTCTTAGTTCCGCTGTCTTGCTGCAATCCCTCGACCGTGTTGTAGGCGAGTTGGTTCGTGTCGCTGATGAGTGCCGTTCCTATGGCAGCCTTGAATTTCGCCGTTGGCACATCAAATGCCGCGCTCGTCCATGTGTATGACCAGCGTCGATTTGCGATGATCGCTGTGTTGCCAGTGATTTTGGCGAGAAATACCTGCTGCGCCTTGCGCAGATTGCGGCTCTGATCAGTTGCGGGATCGTTCTTGTTGACGACGCTTGCGATCTTCTGCCACGCTCTTGGCGTGATTGCCCCCATCCCTCCTGAGATGTTGGGCTGAATGTTCAAGTGACCACCATGCCTAGACCTGCGAAGTCACCTGTTTGCCAAAATGGTTGTCGCCAATAAACTTTGTCCGCTTTGTATGTGTTGGGCGCTGATAGCGTGCTGTCGTATGTTGGACGATTTGTGATCGGGTTCATCTCGGGAACTTGCACAAGGTGGAACCACTCGTCCCATGTGAAGTTCCATGTCACCGCATAGGTGTTGGTCGCAATGCGTGATGCGCTTGCGCCTGTGAATACAGTCGTTCCGATTCCAAGCGCGGTGGAGAACGACCCGCCGAAAGTTTCAGTGGCGTTGTTGCGACATCCAACCAAATCTTTGTAGGCCGTGTAATTCGGTCGACCTGAAATCACATTGCGAACGGTGATCGTGATCTGCGGAACAATATGTGAAATTGGATCGCCGTTGGAATCGTATTTGTCTCCTCCAATGTCGGTCGTGAGCCCCGGTGCGTTTCCGCTTGTTGGAAAAGTTAAAGCAGTGCCAGCCGAACCATTCTGCAAACGGTAGACATCGAGTATGCGACTGCCGACCGAGGTTTCGATGCTACTGAATCCAACCTCGTCCTCTTGTTTTATGTCCTTGGGCGACCCGCTCGCGCCGCTATCGCCTGTCGGCGATTCGTATGAGAGCGTCACGGCCCACAGCGTGGCGATTGATCCATCCACAGGCTGCATGGTTGTTCCAACCCAACGCATGATCGGCACGCCTGATTCATTTCCCCAAATGTTGTAAGGACTAACAATGCCCGAAAAGACATCGTTGGCAGAGATGACCTGATCGGTCGTGTCTTTGACAATCCACGATTCAGTGCCCGACCATCGACCCTTGTCAACTGATGCGTTTCGGCTTTGTCGAATCCACGAAAGAACGATTGTCATGGTGCTCCCATCAGTTGTTTAAAAATGATTGTTTGCTTGACCGCCTCATCGAGTTGCTTGCGCTCGACTGCGAGCGAGTCCTCTGCGATCTTTTGCGTGTTCATGGTCGATGTACCCGCAACCTTGATGGACCCGAGCGCGGTGCTGACATCGGTGTTCGTCGATGCCATCGCAGCCTGCTGCTTATTTTCCTCAAGTTTGGTTTTGTAATCCTCGGCGGCTTTGTCTTGTTGCTCTTGCGCCTTGGCAAAATTGTCGATGTCGTCTTGATGCGCCTTGGCTTTGGTTTCTGCCAGTTGCTTCTCGGCATCGATGCGAGCCTTGGTCGCCTGCAACTGGTCGTAGATGGCGATCGCCTCATCCTTCTGTCGCTGCACTAATTGCGGCAGCGCCTGAATGCGCTCGATCTCGATGTCGCGCTCGGACATGGTCGCATGCCTGAGATTGTCTTTGATCTCTTGGATCTCTTTCAGAGATGACTTTTGTTGAGCATCTAATTTCTCACGAATCTTTTGCTCTTCTTGTGCAGCTTTAATACCGGGCTCGGCAAGTTTCTTTGCCATCTCAGCGTCGGCATCGTCCCGAATCTTTTTTATGCGTGCAAACTCTATTGCCGCTTTATTCTTTTCATCAAACTCGTCGCGAGATGCGATCTGTTTGCCTTCTTGACCCATCGTTTTGCCCGATACAGCGTCAACGCCAGCGGCGATTAATCGACCCAATGCGCCTGCAATTGGAATGTTCTCCAAGTTTTTTACAATGGTTTGACCCAACGACTCAATTGCACCGCCAAATCCTTTGATTGATCCGTCTTGGAATCCCTTGACCATCTCGTCGGCAATCTTTGTGCCTGCGTCAAGCGCGCCAAGAATGCCAAGATTTCCAAGCAAGCCAGCGCCGATGTTCTTCATCTGCTTTTTGTTGATCTTGTCGATGCTCTCTGCAATGCTGCCACTCGCACGCTTGGCGGCCTGCTCGCCTTTCTTAAATCCTTCAACCATCGGATTGGCATCTGCGTAAAGTCCAACTTCTAATTTGCCTTTGATATTTGCAGAACCCATTACTTAATCCCCCTCTCGCGCTTTAGTTTCTCGAGCGCCTGCTGCGGAGTCTGCTTTGGCTTCTCCACAAATGGCATAAAGTCTTGCGGGCTGAATGATGACGAGCGGCTTGACCTGTGCGCGTTGGCGACAGTCGACGCAATAATGCCCGCGCCGAGGTCGGCGCGCTGGCGTGAATCGAGGCATCCCACGATGCTCTGATATTCGATCCATTCTTGGAGTTCTCGTGAGGACATTCGATCTCCTAATTCCGCTACTGTCATTTTCAACTCAGCCGCAAGCGTGAACATGAAGAAACGCACACCGCGGCACCTCAGTTTTTTTCGAGGTCCTCTGCGTCTTTAGCGCCAAGACCCGAGAGACGCTGGCAGTGCTCATACAACTTGTCGATCACGCTCGCAGGCATTGCGCCCACTTCCGCAATCTCCGCATCGGTGAACAATCGCACGCCAGCCTCGTCGGTTAAACATCTCACGACGAGACTGGCGCGGATGTTCTTCACACCCATTTTCTTGTCCCTCTCCGCATAGATCTGCTGCTCCCACAAATCCCGTTCGCCTGCCGTGAGGCCTCGAAGTGAGACGAGTCCGTCAATGCCTGCAACCTTTACAGTCGCAGTCGGGATCTTTAGAGCAAGCAGTTGTTCTCGGATTGACATGTGTGTTCCTGATTAGGCTGTGCCAGTAATCGTGTATGCGCCGCTGCACTTGATGGTGAATGAAGCGGTCAACACCGCGTCAAGACCCGCCTTAATGCTGAGACCAGTCACGATGCCGATACCTGTGACCTTTGTAGATGTTGAACTTGCAACAGCGCCAAAGACGATTTCAAAACTTTGCTTAAGTCGGCTTGTGAGTCCCGCCTGCAATACCAAGATGCCTGCGTCGTCGCTGTCGTAATTCACTTCCGCGCTGATACTGCCCGGGTCAAGCAGGCCAGCCTGGAAACTTTTCACGGCTGAACTAAGCGAAGTGGTTTCCACAGTGGTCTGAGCCACTCCATCAAATGAGAGCGAAATACACTCGCCGATGGTTGTGAGTCCGGTGGTGATTACTGTGTCTTGCGCATTTGCAGCGTTTGCGAGCATTTTAAATGTTGAGCCGTAACTGATTAACTGTGCCATGAGTGATTCCTTTGTTTAGAGTGCGGGAGGAGTTGGATTGGTCACGAGCGTGACCGGTGATGGGTTAGATGCGACATAGAAGATTTTGATGTTGACGGTGCAGACAAACACGCCGTACTCTGTGCCTTCGCTGCCCATGTCGTAGGCCATATTCGTGCCGTCAATGCGGATGCTTTGGATCACCATCGGGCTGTTGGTTGTGGTTGCGATCGATCCGAACGAGCCGTAAAGATCGACCCGCACTTGATCTGCGATGTTGGTTGCTTGCGCCAAATTTGAACTGACACAATCAACGGCAATGGTTGCGACCCGCAAGCGGTCTGAGCCGCTGAGTGTCGGGCTTAGTGAGTTGTCGCTCTGTGTTCCGACGACAATAAACGGCGCTGATGTTGTCGGCGTGACAAATGATTGGAATATCTTTTGCGAACTGCCCACAGCCGTGATGACGCTGGTCGACTGCTGCAATGCCAGATGGATGGCTTCTACGAATTTCATCGGTGCGCCTTATTGATCTCTTTTGCAACTCGCGCAAAGACCTTCTCAAGTCCGTATCCGATGTCCTCGGTGAATTTGGCGTTGATGGCTGAGCCGTACATTTGGAAAAACTTCTCAAATACTTTCCATCCCCGATATGCGCGTGATGGATCTTTATAGCGGCCGTGCTCGATGAGCCAGGAGTTTTGCGTGCTGCCCCAAATGCGCGCCCACACAGTCGCATCTTTCTTACCAATGTTTTTTGGTCTGATTTGATGGCTCCAAATATTGTGCGCAATGTTGATGCGGCTCTCTTTGATCGGATGCATCGGCTGATGCTTCTTGGCACGCCAGCGCCACGACTTCTGCGCGTCGGTCTGATTGAGATCGTTCTTGCCAACAAAACCGCCGTACATTTCAGAGAGTCTGTCTCGCGGCTTAGTCAACGCTTTGATCTCAGACTTGTTCAATATCTTGTAGATGTCCTCATCACGCAGAGTCTTCATCTGCTCAAGAAATTCATCCAAGCCTTTGATAATTCTGCCACTGCTCGCCATTACGAATCCACCTCTCGGCACTGCATGATGAGCGTGTGCCCTGCTGACTTGTAATCGACGATGGACACGATCTCGAATGTGGTGCTGATTGTCGTGCCTGTTTCCGCAGAGCGACTCAGACTTGCGGTGAAGCGGTCGTAGTTGTTAATGCCCGGGTAGAAGTTTGTTGTGATCTGATGCGTGACGATCTGTTGCAGCGCCATGTGGTTGGTCTTCTCCACCGCGCTCGAGTCTTTGATCTCGCCAAAGATTGTGTCGCCAGTCGTGTAGGTGTAGGTCGGCGTGCCAAAAGATCCGAGCGCCTGCGTGCGGGTCTTGATCACAAGCGGAGTCCGCATCATGCCGCTGTTCATTGGTACTCACCCGACTTGTATTGAGCGATGAGCGCGGAGATGGTGTGTGGCACGGCGTACTGTTGACCCGGTGACAGCGTGGATCTGTAATCGTATAGCGTCGAGCACATCATCAAGATGGCGTGCTTGAGTGCGATCGGGATCGCAGTTGCACTAGAGCCGTGACCAGCCACATAGACAACCGTAACCACGCCTGCGCCGCCGCCGACGAGTGATGGCCATGACTTGCCGTCTAGTAATTGAATGCGTCCAATGCCGTTGTATGACTTCACGGTGTAGTCGGTTGACGCTGAAAGCGTCTGTGTATTGCCGTCGGTGTCGACATACTGCACGCTCGTCACGCTGACTAGCGGCGAGCGCGGCAGTGCGATCTCGTATGACGAGCCGTTGTAGACCTCGCCGCTCGAGCCTTGGACTGGCGTGTTGGTTGGGAACGAGTCGTAGACCGAGGTGAATGTCGTGTTTGGGATTGCGATGCCGCAATAGTTCTCGATCATCTGTCGGGCTGTCGTAATGATTGATGTCGACCCGCTGGTGCTGGCTTGGATATATGTGTCGTCTAGTGAGTGAAAGACACGAAGGTGAATTTTGCATTGCGAAGTCGAGATCGGCTCGAAACTCGGAGCGGTTGTGATCGTGGTGTTGACTCTCATCGCGGTGTCGCTCCCTTCTTCACAGCCTTGCACGGCACGGCCCGCGAGCAGCACTGCACATCGTCGGCATCTGCACGCTCGGCGTAACCGAGTGCGAGCCACTCGATCGCTGTGCGCTCGTCAACAGAGATGACTTCGCCCGGCGCGTGAACGCCAGTCGCTGTCACAACTCCTTGAATCATCTTCACATTTCGCATAAATCCTCGGCTCGCATTTCTGCGAGCCGAGGGTTGAGTCAAATCAATTCAGTGATTACGCAGGGTTAGCGAAAACGCTAAATGCGTCTTTGAGCGTGATCGAAAAATCACAACGATTCGTGGCCAAATATCCAACTTGTCCCGACCCGGCGAAGATTTCTTTCATGACGCGCATGCTGTAAGTGCCGCGCTCTGCGAGAACGGAATAGTTTCCGAAGTCGCCGATCACGCCGATCTTTGCCAATGTCGCAGATGCCATCACTGGCATTGCCGCAGATGTGTAAACAGGAATACCGAGCAATCGATCTGGCTCACCGAGTGCGCCAGAGTTCTGCCAGAAGTATGAAACTGTTCCACCAACTGCACCAAGTTGTCGCAACTTGCTGAGAGTTGCATCGTGAACCAAGATGCTGGCATTCGTGCGGTATTGACGACCGAGCGAGTAAACCCAATCGATCACTTCAGAAGCGAGGATTGTGCTGTTTGTCGCACAAGTCTTGCCAGTGGCAATCGTGGTAGCCGCTGAACCTGTTCCCATCAAAGGATTGGTAGGGCCGCTGGTTGCGGCTGTTGGTCCAACAAACGCGGCTTCTTCCGCTTGTGCAAACAAACGAGCAAAAGACTCGGTGAGAATTGACTCGATGCTGAATCCTGCGCCACGCGCTGGAGCATCTTCGACAAGTTCATTTGAGACCTTTAAGAGAGCAGTCAACTTCTTTGGTGTCAAAGTGATCTTGTCAAAAGTTTGACCAGTCTCCGTGATTGTGGCCCCTTCTGCGGCAAATGTCGCACTGCCCGCCGCGTTATCCACGGCAAACTCACGCGCATAACTGCCGATTGAGATCACCTTGGCAAGTTGACGGATAGCACACATCGTCTTCAGTCGTGTCGTTATGGCGTTATGAAACTCCAATGGAGGTAGGACCGTGCCCCCGCTTGCCTCGCTGATTGCGCGGATCTCCATCGGGTTGGTGTATTCACCGGATCGAAGGTATGAACTCCAAGCATTTCCGTACTCGGCTGTTTCCGTGTTGCGACCCGACTTGTTGCTTGCATTCTCAGCACCGGGAAGATTGCGAACTTGTTTCGCAGACTCGGGAGCCTCAGCCTTGAAGCCCGCGCCAACATTCATCAACTCGTCGCTGCGTTGTCGTTGCGCTGTGAGTGATGCGTATTGCATCTTCAACGCGCTGTACTTCGCTTCGAGAGCGTCTGACATGCCTTCGCCGCTATCGTTCGCGTCGTCGCACATCTTCTTCATTTCGGCGTAGATCGCCCCCATTTTCTGAACCAGAGCCGCATATCCACTATCGTTTGCCATGATAAAATTCCTTCTTGTTGTGTCGAGCGAGAGTCGATTACCTCAACGCTGAGGCAACAGACACGCACGCTCGACGGTGAATGTCTGTGAAATAATTCATTAAGAGAGTCCGTAAGCCATTGCAGCCTTTACATCTGCGAGAACGCCAGCGCAGCGCATGGAAACAATCAGAGCCGTCTGATCATTTTCTGCAAATGTTTCGCCTAGTTTTGTGACTGTTGCGCCTTCGCTGCTTGAAACAAATAGATATCGTGTGAGATCCGCAAGGATTGCCATCGGCTCCTGACCGCTGGCAATTACTGCATTGCCAGTGTTTGAGATGCTCATATCTTGCAAACACCAAGGCACGCCAAACACTTTGCGATCGCTGCCGTATGCAAATGCCGCTTGTGCATTTGTGGCTGAGACGATCTGTGTTCCTTGAACTCCAGTAGTAGCCGTGGTTCGACCAAGTTGGGAATTAAGAATCAGTGTCGCTCGGTTGAAATACTGAGTCGGGAATGTTTGAGCGTTTGTGTTTCCAAACAGAATTGACTGAATGCTGTCACGCACCGCTGTGCTGCTGAGACCATTGTTGAAATCACTTGTCGGGTATTGCCGACTGTATCGCCTGCATGTTGAGTAGATGCCGTGGCATGAATCAGATCCGACCGTGCTCGCCGTTCCTTGGGTCTGTGTTCCTGTCGCATTGCCAACAAGAATCTGCTTGACAATTTGAGTTGAAATATCTGCGGCCGCTTGGCGCACAATGAAACTCTCGACGCTTGCGTCGCCTTGCCCGACCGAATCCTCGAGCAACTCGTTCGACACTTTCACCATCACGCTGATGCGCTTGAGCGCCAGCGTAGATGTCGCCGTGCCCGATGTCGTCGTGCCCGGTAGCGCAATCGTTGGAACGGTCACTGTGGTCTGCGATGTTGCTGTGGCATCGATGATTGTGCCCGCTTCGCCAGGGTTCTTTTGCAAACTGAACCCGCCCTGCAAAGCCACTGGAGTCAGGATTGGGATTGAGAAGGTGGACGACTTAATCACCATCTTTTGCACTTGACCAAGGATTTGGTCGTCGCCCAACGCTTCCATAAACTTGTTGGAATAGATGGTCGGGAATAGGACAGTGCCGCCGCTGGTCTCGCTGAGAGCACGCAACTCAGAGTCGGTCATGCCCTTAGCGCCACGCAATAAATAATTCTTGAAAAGGTGGCCGTATTCTTCGCCGCCACGGTCGAGTTGGTTCTTGTTCATAATTCAAACTCCTTGCGTGTATAAAAGAAAACACGCAGCAAAATGCGGAAGGTCTAAGTACGCATCGGGCCAGCGTGCTCTCGGGGAGTTCGCGGAAGTCCGCTCTCGTGATCGATCAGCGTCTGGCGCCGTCGGTCGAGGCTCTATTCAGTTATGACCCCATTATCTCAAGCGGATTTTCGCTCGCAAGGGGTCTAGATCAAAATTGTGGAGGGAGATAGATCTTTCGTTTCTTGGCTTTCGGTTGTTCGGCTCGGGCTTCGACGCTGGTTGCGGGGTTGGCGGGAAATGTCACGACCGACACCTCGAGCAACTTGGCGAGTTGCACAACTCGCGTGCCTTTGGTTTCGCCCTTGATCGGTGGCTCGTAGGTTTCCTTCAGGCAGATAAACCCGAATGAGCACTGCGTCACAATGCCTGCACGCACCAGCGCGTGCGCTTCCTCGCTTGTGTCGGTGTCGGGCAGATCGCACTCAAAGCACAGACCCGAACGATCGGAGTAGACCTTGAGGTTGCCTGCGCTCACGCGACCCATTGGCTTGGCGGTGTCGTGGTTCCACAGCAAGGCGATCTTGTCGCCGTCGGCTTTGATCGATGCGTCAAAGCAGGTCGGCTCGAGTCGCTCGTAGCAGTTGCCCATGTCGTAGCGTTCCCAATTTGCGGCGATGCCGTTGAGTCGTAGCGGCTCACCGGGCTGCGGTTCGGTTTGCTCGATGCGTACTGCGCCAGCCTTGCGTGTTTCGATGTTGCTCATAGTTGCTCCTTGTTGGTTTGAATGAGTTCTTGAATCAGGCGCGTGGCGAGAGCCACGGCCGTCTCGGTGTGTCCTGTGTTGTGCCAGTCTGCATTGCGTGCCTCGGTCTTGATCGACTCGGCGAATGCGTTGGCGATGGCAATGCCGTCGCTTGCGCGGTCGCTGTGACCTTGGAGAACAAGTAGCCCGCGCATGATCGGTGCGATCTCGCTGGCGATGCGTGCGACATCGGGTATCCACTTGGATACCTTTTCTTTTGTGCGGCAACCTTTGAGATACTTGGCTTCTGCTTCAGTGCATCTTGTCATCGCCGCAAGCGCCGACGGATAGAAAAGATCGACTGCACGGTCAAGTGGATTGACGGTTGACTTCAACTCAGTCGGCTCAATGTCGACCGACGCTGGCACAACATCCGACGGCGACTGCTCAAACTGTGCTTCGGTTTCAGTTGTTACATTCGGCGAAGCAGGTGCAGCCGCCGTCGGTGTGCTCGTGTTCAGAGGCAGTCGGATCGACTCGCCGCCTTCGACGGCGGGCAATCCTTCTCGCGCTCTGATTTCGTTGGGGGTCAAGATGCCGTTGGTGACGGCAACGGCATACGCGCTGAAGCGTGTGCTCATGTCGCCGCGCAACAGATCATCGAATGAGATGCGGGTCGTGACATCATCGCCACGCCTGATCAATTTGCGATTGACTTCTTGCTCAAGTCGAGCCGCCCAACCCGCTAGCGTGCTCTGCACGAAAACAGCGTTGGCTTGTTCGGCTGACGAGTAGGACACGCCGTCGTTGTCGCCGACGCGATGCGACGGCACATTGAATGCGGCCGCAATCTGTTGGCGGCAAAACTTCTTCATGCTGTCGAGGTCGCTGTCCTTAGCGTTGGTGCTGATTGCGTCGTACTTGAGACCTTCCTCAAGAATTGCAACCTTGCCCGCGCCTTGTGCGCCCGAATGCACGCGAGCGAATGCCTCGCGCAATCTGTTCGCACCTTCTGCGCTCAGTCTGCCCGGCATGGAGAGCACGCCAGCGGGTCGACAGTTGTTGGCAAAGAATCGAGATGTGAACTCTTGCAACTCCAACTCCATGCCGATCAGGTCGCGCATGCGATGGATTGCCGCTTCGCCAAGTATGCCGTCTGCGCCCGGCCCGACAATATGCAATATGTCGTAAGGGCGGAAAGTGCGATTGATGATGTCTGCTGATGCGTTCTCTCCCGTGACCTTGCCGCTCCAGTATTTATAAAATGGTTGATTCTGCGGGTCTCGCATTAAATAACATAGGTCCGGCCGGAGCCGTTCTAAGGCAATTGGCAAACCTGACGCAGAGCGTGAAATGTACGCAAACGAGTTGCCATAGAGCAAGCAATCCGAAATCTGCGCCTCACGAAACACGAACGATGTCATGTCCTCGTTGGCTTCGCAGTTGAGCAGCTGGTACACAGGATGCGTCACATCATTGCTCGCGCCGTCTGCGCTGTTGCGCAGAACTTGCCACGGCATGCGAGCCAGCGTCTGCGAGATCAATCGCACGCAGGCGTAAACGGTCGGAGCCTCCATTGCGTTGTCGGGCGAAATGGTCTTGCCAGTCCACGCCCACGATGAGACATACGACTGGATGCCGCCTGAGATCGGTTGACCGATTGGAGTTGTGTCCTCAAACATAGATCGAGGCGGTGCTTTGCCGAGTGCGCGTGTGATGAGATCGATTAGACCCATTGCATATTTCCTTCTTCGTAGATTGATGTCTTGTTGTCTGCGTCTTTGTGCACCATGCACGCCAACGCCGTGACGAGCGCGGCGATGCAATCGATGCGCTCCGTCGAACTGCTTTTCGATGGTTTGATATTGCCTGCGGGATCGGTGTCGATCATCGTGTTGGCCATGCACCAGTCGGCGACTGGATGCGCGGCGTGCTTTAACTTCTTGCCGAGGACAAGTGCCTCGAGTGCTTTAGAACCTTCTGAGAGACTGCGATAACCTTGTCGCACTTCAAGCATTGGCAGACCTTCCTGTTGCAACCCGACGGCGAATTGCGTTGCATTCCAAGGGTCGTAGCCGACTGCCTTCACCGAGCGTGCGATCTTTGATATGTCGCGGATCTTCTGCGCCACATATTCGTAATCGACGACATCGCCCGGCGTGGCAATCAGTGAGCCTTGCGAAGCCCAAGTGTCATAGGGAACTCGATCAACCCGCGCTCGTCTGCGGATGCCGTTCTCGGGACAGAATGCGTATGAAAGAAATGCGACATTCTCATCTTCGTCAACATTGATCACAGCCACGGAACTCAAGTCCGTCGTGGTGGACAAGTCGCATGCAATTATGATGTCCTTGCCCGCAAAGTATTGCTCATCAATCTCAGGCGCGGCGCACGCGGCCCACGACTCGAGCGAGATCCAGCGCTTCTTTGTTTCTGTCCACTGGCAGAGATACAACTGCCTGAAGGCTATTTCGTGTCCTGGCAACTCCTGCGCCTTCTCGCATTCGCTTTGCAAGAATGATTCTTCAACGCTCACGCCGAGATTCGGATTCGCCGCACGCCACACCGCTGGCGATTTCCAGTCTGCATCTTTGTCCGCGCCGAACAGCACTGGCAAGTGCGAGCGATCCACCACAGTGCCCGAGCGCACCTTCTCCGCAAATTCTCTTTGCTGATAGCACAGCGAGTGCTTGTCATGGCCCGCAGTGGTGATCGCAATCGAGAGCGGCTCTTGTCGTGCGCCGACTCCAGTCTGCATCGCATCCCACAGATCACGATTTGGAGCCGTGTGCAACTCGTCGTAGATGATGCACGATGGACTCTTGCCGTGCTTCGTGCCAGCGTCCGCGCTCAAGATTTCAATCTTGCCGTTGTTCTTTGAGCATGTGATCGTGTTGCGATAGATCTCGAGCACGCTCGACAACGCAGGACACGCACGGATCATCGCCTTGCATGCGTCGCCGACGATGGCCGCTTGATCTCGACTTGATGCACAGCAGTAAACTTCAGGGCTATTTTCGCCGCTGGCGAGCAACGACCACAGCGCAAGGCCCGCGCAGAGTTGACTTTTCCCCTGCTTTCTTGCCACTTCGATGTATGCCGAGCGATAGCGGCGCGTGCCGTCGGCGCGTTGCCAGCCGATCAAGTTGCCGACGATCGCCTTTTGCCACGCCTGCAACTCGAAGGGCTGACCAGCCCACTTGCCTTTAGTGTGTTGCAACGCCTGCGCAAAGAATGCGAAAGCCGCGTCGGCTTTTGATTGCACGAAGTGATCGCCGTCGCCCGCAGTCGCGACTGCGTCGTAGCCGGGCAAGTCGTATCGCTTAGGATCCGAACTTGAACAGGTTTTTGATCGTGTCTTCTTTGCTATCGCCAGCGGCTTTCTGACCTTGAAGTGCAACCCGACTCGAAGCAGTCAAACCGAAGTGAGTGATGATCCGCCACGCCGCGTCGCGCGACTCCCGACGCGCTCGTGCCCAAGGATTCATCATCGGTATGCCGCCTTTGCCCTCGATCACATCGCCACCTGACTTTACAGCCATGTGTGCGGCGTGCTCCCCGAGAGCAATTTCGTTTGCAAGCATGCTGACGGCGATGCCGTCTTGCTCCTTTAAAACGCCCAACTTCGTAATCTGTGACACGACGAGATCGAAGATTCTTTTGCTCTCGATGTTCTCAGTGATGCACGGCAACATTAGCGGTGCGCCATCAGTGCCGACAACTTCTGTCTTGGCACGACGGGCCCCGAGTCGCGATCCTCGAAGGGTCATGATTGATGTTGGTGTCGGAGCGGGGCCGCGTCGTCCCATGCATGCAGTGTCGCAATTTTATTTTCGCTCGCAAGTGACGCACGCAAATTTTGCTACACTCCGCACGCCATGCCAGCGACCCGCTCACGCAAAGTGACAGAAATCGGCACTTTTCATCTCGAAAATACTCAAACACGCGTGTAAACCAT